TACGCTTACTGATTATGGACAAAGAAAATTAAATAAAGTTATTAGTGATTTGGAAGAAGCTAGTGTACCAAAAAAGGAAGAAAAAGAAGAACCTTCTTTATTTAAAAAAATTAAAACAAAATTAGGATTTAAACATGGCGGTCCTGTATATAAAAAAATGACAAATAATTACGTAGAAAAGGCAATTAGATAATGGCTGAACAACCAATTAGACCCGAAGTAGAAGTTGAAGATTTAGTTATTGAAGATTCTGCTAATATTGAAATTCAACAGCCAGGAGCTGTGACTCAAGAAAATGTAGAGATGATGGAAGATGGCTCTGCTATTGTTAACCCAGAAGAGATGACCGCGGCTCAAGGAGATTTTGGTCTTAACCTGGCAGAAGTGGTAGAAGAAACAGAACTTAATAAAATGGCGGATGATTTATTTGGTTTATATGATGAAGATAAATCTAGTCGCGGTGATTGGGAAAAAGCTTACGTTGATGGATTAGATCTTTTAGGATTTAAATACACCGATAGAACACAACCGTTTACAGGAGCTAGCTCCGTTACCCACCCTTTACTAGCAGAAACAGTTACACAATTTCAGGCGCAAGCCTATAAAGAATTACTCCCAGCTGATGGGCCGGTGAGAACACAGATTGTTGGCGAAATTAACCCTCAGGTTCAAGAACAAGCTAACAGAGTTAAAGACTTCATGAACTATCAGATCATGGATGTCATGGAAGAGTATGATCCCGACATGGACCAATTACTCTTCTTCCTCCCGCTCGCTGGCAGTGCGTTTAAAAAGATTTATTATTCAGATCTAAAACAACGTGCTGTCGCCGAGTTTATTCCAGCCGAAGATATCGTGCTGCCTTATTTAACAACAGACATTCAATCGTGTGAGCGTGTTTGTCATGTTGTAACTATGATGGATAATGAATTACGAAAAAAACAAGCTTCTGGTTTTTTCCGTGATATTGATATTAAACCTTCTTTACCAACCGACAGCGACATTCAAAATAAATATAACGACTTAGACGGAACGAATGAAGAAACATCTATGGATGTTTATAATCTTTTAGAATTTCACGTGGATTTAGATCTAGTGGGATTTGAAGATCCAAGTGGTGTTAAGGTTCCTTACATTGTAACTATTGACAAAGGCTCTAATAAAGTATTGTCCATATATCGTAACTGGAATCCTAATGATCCCCTTAAAAAGAAAATACAATATTTTGTACACTATAAGTTTTTACCTGGCCTTGGCTTTTATGGCTTTGGTCTTATCCACATGCTCGGCGGATTATCAAGAACTGCAACAGCAGCCCTCCGTCAGCTTATCGACGCTGGTACGTTGTCCAATCTCCCTGCAGGTTTTAAAGCAAGAGGGTTGCGAATTCGGGATGACGATAATCCCCTTCAACCAGGAGAGTTTAGAGATGTCGACGCCCCTAGTGGAAATCTTAGAGAAGGATTAGTTCCTTTACCTTACAAAGGTCCTGATCAAACTTTATTTCAACTATTAGGTTTTGTTGTTCAAGCAGGTCAAAAGTTTGCTGCTATTGCTGATCAAAAAATGGGCGAAGGCTCACAAGCAAATCCTGTAGGCACAACAATGGCATTAATTGAACGTGGAACAAAAGTGATGAATGCAATTCATAAACGTTTGCATTACTCACAGAAAAAAGAATTTAAATTATTAGCAAGAGTTATTCAATTATATCTTCCACCGGAATATCCTTACATGGTTAAGGGTGGAAATCAAATGATCAAACAACAAGATTTTGATGAACGGGTAGATATTATTCCTGTTTCTGATCCTAATATTTTTTCTATGGCACAAAGAGTTACCCTGGCACAAACACAAATGCAAATGGCTCAAGCAGCTCCAGAATTACATAACATGTATGAAGCCTATAGAAGAATGTACATGGCTCTTGGTGTAAGAGATATTGATGTTATCTTACCTCAACCACCTAAACCTCAACCTTTAGATCCAGCTAGGGAAAATGCTAATGCTTTAGCAGGACAAAAATTAGAAGCTTTTCCTCAACAAGATCATGAAGCCCATATGGATGCACACCGTGCTTTTATGAGTTCAGTATTGGTTAGACAAAATCCTCAAGTTATGTCTATTTTACAAGCCCATATTTCTGAACATATTTCTTTATTAGCAACAGAACAAGTTCAAGAAAAAATGAAAGAGCAAATAGCAGCTCAACAACAGATGATGATGCAGGCTCAACAGAACCCTCAAATGCAACAACAGGCACAGCAAGCGCAACAAATATTAGATATAGAGTTATCGAAGATGGTGGCTATTATGGTAGGTGAAATAACTAGCAAAATGTTAGCCGAAGAAGAGGAAATGTTAGAATCACAATCGCAAGATCCTCTTGTAGACTTAAAACAACAAGAAATTGACCTTCGAGAAAAAGATATTCAACGCAAAGCCATGGAAGAACAACAAAAATTAGAGTTTCAAAACAAAAAATTAGGCCAAAATACTGATATGCAACAAGAAAAAATACAATCTCAAGAAGATATTGCACAATTAAGAGCAAATGTTAACTTAGAGAAGATGGATAAAGACATTCGTAACAAAAATATTGACTTGAAAGAAACTAAAATTCGTGGAAGAGATAAATAATGGTTAAATTTACTCCTCAACAGATAAAAAATTTGCAAAAAATGATGAAAATGCAAAAGCAACAAAAAAGTGCAAAAGCAAGATCTATTGATCCTCAAAATATTAATAAATCTTTGATGTCGAAGCTTATAAAAAGTCAAAAACTAAAACGACCACAGATTAATCCTTTGCAGATGGCAGCTAAAGGGGGTAGTATGTCCCTAAAATCAGCTTTTAAAGAAGTTAATCGTAACGAACCTAAGGCTGTTAAAAAAACAAGGAAGAAACATGGCAAACGACGAGCCCAAAAACAAAAAATTGCCATTGCTTATAGTAAAGCTGGAAAAGGTAAACGACGTGGCTGAAGCTGATAAGAAAGAAATGGATATTTTATTACATAAATGCTATGACTTGCTTAATCATTGCATAGAACAGCAAGTTTCTGTTGATCCAATGATGATCGGTGCAGCATTTATGACCGCAGCTCGACAAATCTATGTAGATACGGTTGGGCTTCAACAAACTCAAGACTTGTTTCAAGTATTTACGGATCAAGTAACTGGAGATAACAATCAAACGATACACTAATGAAGAAGATAAAAAGATTAACATTAACAATCCCTCCGAAACGAGGACCAATGCCCCAGGGCATTAAAATAAACTACGCGAAACAAGGACCAAGGAGAGTAAAAAATGGGTAAAAGTGAAGATGACGCTATTAGAACGATTGATTTAAGTGTTTTAAAAAGTATAGGAAATAAAAATAAGATTGGTAAGACTTCAAAAACTTCTATTCTAAGATCTTGGAGAGAAGGCCGTATAAGTGGTCTAGACGCTATTAAAAAATTAGGTGGTTGGAAAAAAGGCGGCGCAGTAAGAAAAGCTAAAGGCGGCGCAGTAAAAAAATATTCACATGGCGGGGCAGTCCATACTGGAACGGGTCACGCTTTAACATACAAACGATAATAGGAGGTTGTGCAATGGGTAAAAACAATGTTACAAGTCTAACAGGTGTTAAACCGAATAGTGACTGGAAACGAGGAACTGGTAAAGCAGAACCTGGAACAGTTATTAAAGGTAACTCGTACGCGAGAAAAGGAACTGTCTCTACGACAAAAGCAGAGGCTATTTCTGTTCCGCAGTTTCCTTTAAAATCCAAACTCACTAAAGGACAAATGGGTGCGGCGATTAAAGGTGGCAAATATGAATGGACATAGGAGGTTAATATGAAACTTTTATCAGATCTATGGGCTCACTTAAAAGAGTGGTCCGATTGGAGCATGAAAGATTGGATTAAAGCTGGTATAGTAGCTATAATTGTAATCATAGTTATCGGCGCTATCTAAAAAATGGTTCTAGGAATAATATCAAATTTAGTAGGGGGAAAAGACGGAGCTCTTAAACAAGTGGCTTCCGTCATTGATTCTCTCCATACCTCAGAAGAGGAAAAACTTGATAAAAAAATTCTTATGCAACGCATTCAACAAAAGCTTGCAGAAAAACAATTAGATGTAAATAAAGCAGAGGCAGGACACCGTTCCGTTTTTGTTAGTGGCTGGCGCCCGGCAATCGGATGGGTTGGAGCCTTTGCTTTATTTTTTGAGTTTATTTTGTCACCATGTATTGAATGGTATGCAAAATTTTCTGGAATGGAATTAGCCGCTCCGGAAATTCAAACTGGGCCCTTGCTAGCAATCGTCACTTCAATGCTCGGGGTTGCCGGCATGAGAAGTTTCGAGAAGGCAAAGGGACTAACTAAATAGGAGAGAGTATGGTTGGTAGTGTAACAACTAGAGGGCAAGGAATGATTATGCCTGGAAGAAGAAAAACTACAACTACTTATGCCAAAGGTGGAAAAGTAGGGAAGAAAAAACAAGGCTACAAAGCTAGAGAAGATGAATCTATTGCTATGCGTAGAAGAAAAAAACGTACTAAAAAACAACTTAAAGCATCAAGGGATGAATCTTATGGTAAATTTGGTAGCAAAAAAAGAAAACCACGTGGTGGTGGAAAGATTAATGTTTGATTATGAACAATCTTTGTGAAAATTGTGGTCATGAATGTCATTGTTCCAATGGTGGATCATGCACAAGTTGTGATTGTAAAAACTGTGAGCATAAATAATGGCAAGTACAGTTGCTAATGTAAGCTTAAACGTTCAAGTAACAGAAAATGTTATACTCAATGGTGAAGACCATGGATCATCTAACTCTGTTGCTATTACAGGTATCAATGAAGTATCAAAACGTATTATGAATTTAACAGCTAATACGGATATTACGTTGGCCACATTTTCAACAGTTCCTTCTGCAGGACAATTCATAACATCAAATGTTAAATATGTGCGCATTACAAATTTAGATGACGCTAATCCAGTAAATATTAATTTAGGTGGTGCAGCTGAAAATGTATGGGTATATCTGGACTGGGGAAGATCTTTTATTCTTTCTCAACCAGGAACAGCTATTGATGCTGTGGCTAGTGGAACCGTCGGAACGGCCAGTCTAGCTGATGTAACAACTATAACCGCAAATACTGCAAATGCTTCTAACGCTATTGATGTGGAGGTCTTCGTTGCTTCTAGTTAATGGGTTATCCTAAAAAACACAAAGGACGCCGAAAAATTGGATCCAAAAAAAGAAGAAATAGACGTCGTATTCGTTTAGGCTTGCGGATTAGAAAGAGAAAAAAATAATGGATGGACTACATTTAGCTGAATTAATTTACAGAGCTATTAGACAAAAGAAAGAACAAATTACAGAAGTTACTATGCAAGGGGTTGAAGATTTTGCAAAATACAAGTATATGGTAGGACAGCTTCATTCTTTAAATGGTTTGGAGCAGGACATTAGAGATATTATGAAAAGAGAGGAAGACAGTGAGTAAATTAATATTACCTAAACACGCAGCTATTGCACGTGAAAAGAAAAAAGAAAAAGCTGAAATGGCTAAGATTCCTAATCCAACAGGATGGAGAATGGTCATTTTACCTCATAAAGGGGTTGAAAAAACCAAAGGAGGTGTGATACTATCCGACACACTTATTCAAGAGCAACAATGGACAACTAATGTAGGACTTGTTCTAAAGTTAGGACCCATGGCTTATGGAGATAAGAATAAATTCCCAACTGGTCCTTGGTGTAAGGAAAAAGATTGGGTAATCTTTGCCAGATATGCTGGTTCAAGATTAAAAATTGACGGCGGGGAACTTCGTATCTTAAATGATGATGAAATACTCGGTGTCGTTGACAGTCCAGATGATGTGGTAAATGCATCTCTGCACTCATAATCATAGAGGAGTATAACTATGCCAGAAGCGCAACAATCCATCAACAACAACGTGGGTAAGCCTATTGTAGATATTGATACATCAGGTCCTTCCGTTAATGTTGCTGTTGAAGATAAACAAGAAGAAGAAGACAAAGTGGAAGTCCAAGAAGATACTACGGTAGAAGAAGTTAAAACAACTCAACAACCTAAAGATGAATTAGATACTGTTAGTGATGGTGTTCAAAAAAGAATTGATCGTCTAACATGGAAAGTTCGAGAAGCTGAAAGACGAGAAAAAGCAGCTACTGATTATGCCAAATCTGTTCAACAAAAATTAAAAGCCAATGAAGATAAGGTTCAACAACTTGATCAAGGTTATGTAAATGAATTTAAAAGTCGTGTTGAATCTCAAATTGCTACGGCAAAAAATCATTTAAAATTAGCTATTGATGCAGGAGATTCTGAAAAACAAACAGAAGCTCAAACTGTATTAGCGCAATTAGCGGCTGATCAAAATAGAATAAAAAGTTTAGAGGCTCAACAAACTAAGATAGAGAAACAACAAAAAGAAGTTCCGGTTAATCCTCAAACAGCAGCTCCAATACAACAACCTACAGCTGCTCCTCCAGACCCAAAAGCTCAAGCATGGGCTCAAAGAAACCCGTGG